GGGATAGTGGAAAAATTTTGCATTTTCCCCCTACAAAAAATCACACGGCATACAAGCACACCCTTACGCCCTCTACTCAACACAAAACCGCCGAGCCTACCGACACCGAACCGCACTGCCAACCGAGCCGCCACAGGGCACGGCAGAGCAACGCACCGCGGAGCGTCAGAAGTTTGTGCAGATTGCACAAAAACAGACGTTACATTTTGTACACTATGTCAATTGCATTTATTGCGAATCGGTGGTAGAATAAATATATCAAATAAAGAAAGGCACACTATGGATGGTGTGATGGTGAATGGTTATGATAGTGGAAATCAGAGTGTACGGAAAAGGAACAAAATACAATTCAAAAAGATGTAGTTGTAAAGTGGTAAAAGAGATTTACAATGTTAAATCATTAAATAATAAAGAGGTTAAAGAGTTAGAGAAAACTCTTTCGGATGGAGATTATGACCCATATCACGAATATTATAAGATTATGGAAAATAATGGTGAATTAAATTATTATAGGGCTAGTCATACAAAAGTTACAATTCAGAAAAGAAATTTATTATTAAATAAATATGATGTGATGTTTTCAAAAGAGTACTATAAACACCACACGGCAACGACAAAAGATTATTTGTGTTCGAGTGATGATGGAATGGTTGAAGAATATAGCGGACGTTTTGGCGATGGCTATATCATTCATCGTCAGATGAATTCAAGTAAGTATCATCTGATTGAATATTATATTAAGAAAGGAGAATAAACATGAACGAAAACTACCGAATCGGGAAAGGCAATCTTCACATTGCTTTTCCTAACAAAACGATACTTGATACATATGTAATGTGCGTGGGGTGTAACAATTGTAATTATAGCACAGTGAATAATACACTATGCTTGTATGCTGACAAAAAAGAAAGTCTATTAAAAGCAATATTGGATTTCAAAATTTATACAATTTTCGTTGTAAATATTTTGAAATCAATAAAAAGTAATGCAGTATCAGAAATGGAAAAGTTGTATATGATTCTGTCAGAAGTACAGAACGAATTAGAAAGGAGTTTATGATATGATAAAAATATATTTTGATGGCGGCAGTAAGAAAAAAGTAAATGCTGATAAATTCATTGAATGGTTGAATTATTGCAATTTAGAAATTGATGAAAGCAATGTTTATTATCAAGATTTACACATTGCAAAATATGTCAATTTGCTAGATAACAATTTTGGTGTTTTAGATTGTATTTTATGTATTGCTTTACTGGCATTGATTATATTAGTGCTTATGAAAGGGGGTGTAATACTATGAGGGAAGATTTTAATTTTTGTGGTTTAAATGCAATCAGAGAAACGGAAAAGGATATTATTGTTGAAAAAAAACAAGTGTTGAAAATTGGTAATATTGCAATATCAGCAGTAAACGAATGCTTGTTTGAAGTTTACGATTTTCGCACAGGGTTAAAAGTTGCGACATTATCTGTTCATAAAAATTTTGGTGGGGTTGATTCTTTTATTGAATTTTTTGAAAATTTTGAGATATTTACAAAGGACATTGTAAATGTGAGAGATTTTTTATTAAAAAAATTCGTAGGGATAAAAATGCAACATTTTTCGTATGATTCTTGCGTGCATTTTAAAATAGAAGAATTTGAACAATTCCTAATTGAAAATCAACCGTAATTCACAATTTATTTACATTTTGTTATTCACATGGACACAATTATATTTTATAATAGTCCTTGTAAATATAAAAAAACAATGTTTCACGTGAAACATAGAAAGGAGAGAAGAACAATGGAAAAGTTTATCACAAGAAACCTTGCTATCACAGAAGTAACATACAAAGACGCTATCTTTGTAGATGGTGACATGAAGTTATCAGAATTGCGACATGATACTATTGTCGGTACTCGCCATAGTGAGGAAAAATTGAAAAAGATTCTCGTTGCGAAAGGAGTAGCAACACAGCCAGTTTTACAGGAAGTGAAAAAGACAACTTGTAAATACTCAATGCCCCTCAATGACTTTATTGAACAGGCACATGCAGAAATTATTGAACAGTAAAAAAGAAAGGTTAAAAAAAAGGTGATTAAAATGAAAAATGAACTCGTAACAATGAAAAGTGAAAATGATGTTTTTTGTAGTATGGTATGCGAAACAAAAGAGGAAAAGGTACAGCTTTACAACGCCATCAACAACGCTGACGCTAGTCTTGACGACATGGTCGGCAAGCAGATTACCGTTGTAAACGTATATGCCGAACGCTACACAGCAGAAGATGACGAAGAAAACAAAGACGGATTTGAACCCGTTGAAAAAGAAAAAATCATGATTACTCTAATTTGTAAAGACGGAAAAACCTACGCCACAAATTCAAAAGGTGTTTACAACTCAATCAAACGTGCCTTTGCATTGTTTGGCATGCCGACTTGGGAAGATGGCGTTACTTTTGAGGTTTGCAAGGTGAAAACAAAGGGCGGTTATAAAGCCACGATTTTAAGAGCAGTATAAAAAAATAATCAGTTAATTTGAAAATAAACTCTCTTCCTTTAGGGTGGTTAGCAAATAGTGGCTATCCACCCTAAAAAAAAAAAAATGAAAGGGGAGATAAGCATGTATGAACCAAGGGAAAAAACGATTGAAAACATAGCGGATTTAGTCAAGACTTTTAATCGTAGAATTGGACAAGCAAAAAGAAAAACGCCGATACAGTATCAACAGTATCTACCAGAGAAAATGACGGTTGCAAAATTTCTTGAAACGGTAGGAAGTTATGAAGATGTACGAGCGCAAGCAAGGGCATTGATGGCAAAGGATATAATACCCCAATTCGGAAAAAGCGGAGCAAAACCGACAAAATTACAAATGGCACGTTATGAAAGCGCTAAAAATTTAGAAAATAGGCGACTAGCAGAAACACAAGATATAGAGAGATACGACGAGGGAAAACCTACAGGAATTGGAAGATTAAAAAAGAGAAGTAAAGCGTTTGAGATTAGAAAAAAAGCCGAGGAATTTACACCACTAGAATTGGAAATCAGAATCAGACAGTTAGAAAGACGGCAAACGCAAGCATATAAAAAAGAGAAAGAAATCCAGTGGATAGAAAATTATAAAAAGGCAGTTGAAATAAATTTCCCGACTTTTTCAAAAAAAATTTTACAAGAAGTAGAAAAAGTTCCAAAAAAGAACTTTATGATATGGGTACAACAAGAAGATTTTTTAGACATTGACTATGTATACGATAAAAGTGAGGAACAGGAAAAAGCAAACAACTATCTTGAAAATTTACGCCGTAGAATTGAGTATGAAAAAGAAAAAGGCAACCTCTAATCAACGAATTATCGTATGCGATTTTGAAACAACCACGGAAGAATCTGATTGTCGTGTTTGGGCAGTTGGGTGCTATGATATAGTTAGCGGTGAATTTTGGTATTATAATAACATTGATGATTTTATGCAGATGTGTGCTACGATATATTATAATGACAAATTGTACTTTCATAATGAGAAATTTGACGGCGACTTTATTATGAATTGGTTATTTAGGCACGGCTATTCGTGGGTTGAAGATAATAAAAAAATGGACACAAAAACATTTACAACAACTATATCGGATAAAGGTCAATTTTACTGCGTGGAGATTTGTTTTTATCGTGATAATACATACACAAACAAGGTCACCATATATGATAGTTTGAAAATACTTCCTATGAGCGTTCACGATATGGCGAAAGCGTTTGGCTTGAAAGAAAAGAAAGGAGAAATTGATTATAAAGCCTATCGAGAAGTAGGACATAAATTGACGGAAGAAGAAGTTGAATATTTGAAAAATGATGTTGTGATAGTCGGAAAAAGTCTCGTCAAGATGTTTGAGCAAGGTCTTAAAAAAATGACAATAGGTGGAAATGCCATAAACGACTATAAAAAAAGAATTGGAAAAGATAACTTTTCGGAGTGGTTTCCACTTTTGGACGAGGAAACTGACTATTTTTGTAGACAGTCCTACAAAGGTGGCTTTGTATGGGCGAATCCTTTACACAAAAACAAACTAATTGGAGAGGGTGACGTTTACGATGTAAATTCACTTTTTCCAAGTCGTATGCACTCGTCAAGTGGTTGCCGTTTTCCATACGGTGTACCGCAGTTTTTCAAGGGAAAGTATAAACCACACAAATTATATGATTTGTATATACAACGTGTTGTGATACAATTTGAATTAAAACCGAATCACGTTCCATGTATACAGATAAAAAAGAATTTTCTTTTTTCGCCCACGGAATATCTTACAAGTAGCAATTGTGAAGATGTGGAATTGGTACTTACACAAGTTGACCTTGAATTGATATTTGAACAATATAACGTTAATTACATTGAATACATTGATGGATACATGTTTAAGTCTGATATTGGAATGTTTGATAATTATATCGACTATTGGATGGGAATGAAAGAAGAAGCGACACGCACAGGGAACAAGGGCTTGCGTTCAATTGCTAAATTACTGCTCAATAATTTATATGGAAAGTTTGGCACGAATCCAAAGTTGCAAAGTAAGATACCCGTATATTTAGGCGGTAAAGTTGGCTTTATTTTGTCCGATATAACATATCGTGACCCCGTATATACGCCAGTAGCCACTTTTGTAACTGCCTACGCTCGTGCGTATACAATCCGTTCCGCACAAAAAGTAGGACTTGAACACTTGCTTTATTGTGACACGGATTCTATCCATTGTAAAAAAGGTGCGGACGTGTCAAGTCTAGAAATACACGACACAAAACTAGGTGCATGGGCACATGAAAGCCACTTTGAAAAAGCGAAATTTTTGCGCTCGAAATGCTATCTTGAACAGATTGACGGCGAGTTATGCCCGACGGTCGCTGGTATGCCAGACTCTTGCTATGAAAATGTGACTTTTGACAACTTTTGTTTAGGTTCTGAATTTAGCGGAAAGTTAAGGATGAAAAGGGTTGAGGGTGGTATTGTGCTGGTAGATACACCCTTTACCATCAAGTTATAGCGTTCATAAATTGTTTACAATTATGTTCATAGTTTATTCATATTTATATAGTATAGTATAAGCAAGGGTTGAAAGGTGTGCGGACAATTCCAAATTGTCAAGGTGGCGAGCCTTTGGAGTTGTCGCACGGTGACACGTGGCGCACCTACCCGAAACAAAAAAGAAAGGAGCGAAAAATTTGAGTGAATCCATGTATTACGATGTTAAGACCGTAAACCAATATAATTGTTTATTTAATTTCCTACATGGTGCTCGTGGAATCGGAAAAAGTTTTTCGCTCAAAAAGATGTTTGTTGAAAGTTTTCTTGCGGATGGTTCGCAGTTTTATTATTTGCGAAGATACCGAGAGGACTTGACAAAAAGTAGCAAAGGTTTTTTTGATTCATTGCAGGAGCAAGGACTTTTTGAAGATATAGTTTTTACCAAAGATGGCGGTAAAAATGGTGGTACTTTTTATGCAAACAAAGAGCCTATCGGATTTTATGGCGCATTGACAAAAGGCAAAGGCGTAGAATTACCAAAGGTAAAATATATCAACTATGATGAGTACCTAATTGACAAAAGCGACCAGTATCATGGTTATTTAAGGGATGAGGTTACGCAGTTTTTGGAGTTTTACGAAAGTATTGCACGTATGAGGAATGTTATTGTATATTTTACAAGTAACAACACAGACGGCTATAGCCCATATTTTGATTATTTCAAATTGAAAAAACCAGTTAAGAAAAACGGCATATGGACACAAAATGATTTGCTTTACCAAGAAATCAAAACCAGTGCCGAATATGTAAATGCAAAGTACAATACGCGTTTTGGAAGTATTATAAAGGGAACACGATACGGCAAGTATGCCGTTGAAAATGAAAATTTGCACATCACTGATGATTTCTTGAAAAAGAAACCGCCAACGGCAAAGTGCACTTTTAACTTGCAAATTGGAAAAAATATTTGCGGTGTTTACTTTGATTATTGCAAAGGTGAAGTTTTTTTCTCTTGTAATGGTAATAAAAATATGATAACATATACAGTAGTTAAAGCAGACCACACGCCAAACAATATTCTTGTTAGGGGTGGAAAGTGTTATCATTTAGCAGAGTTAAAAAAGGCTTTTGCTTTCAATCAATTATTTTTTGATTCGCCAAAAGCCAAACATTTATTTGAAAGAATTGAACATCTACTATAACATAGCAGATTTCAAATATAAATAAGAAAGGAGATATAAAAAATGGCAAATGAAAACAGTACCGAAAAAGCCTATGCAGAAGATGAACTTTTGAAAAAAGTCGGCGAAATCCTTACAAAAAAAGATGATGAGGGGTTCTTGACTGAAGTTGTGTCAGAAATCACCGATAAAATCCACGAATTAAGTGGAAAGATTGTCGATAGGGATGATGAAATTGCAGACCTCAAAGATGATATTGAAAGTTTACGAAATGCTAACATGGCACTTTTACGCAAACAGGGCGCACGAGTGGAAGAAAAAGAAGAAAGAAAAAGTGAATTTGTAACGGATGATGAAAAGGAAGAATCAGAAGAGGAAATTCTTGAAAAATCCGTTGCGGATTATATCTAAAAAGAAAGGAGAAAGAAAAATGCCAACAACAACCAAAACAAAAACAGAAAGAGCCGTAAATATGGCGAACACGGTTAGAACACTTGCGGGGGATGAATTTGCAAATGCCGTACCAGTTGCGACACGCTCAAATATTTCCAGTTATGCAACACCGATTTTGGAAATTTCATCATTGCGGAATATGTTCGTAAACACGCTTGTTCAGCGTATTGGGTTTGAATTTATCCACAACAAAAGATACAACAATCCCCTTGCGAGATTCAAAAAAGGAAGTACACCATTAGGTGGGATTGTGGAAGAAATCGGAACAAATCCAGTAGAATCACAGGGATTTAGTTCGGATGGCTATATCCGAACACCAGACGGGCAGGTATTGACTCCGCTGAATCGGAGAACGCCCGACACTAAAGTGTTGTATCATACTATCAACCGCGAAGACCAGTATCCAATCTCTATCAGCCGTCAGCAGTTGCAGACAGCTTTTGTATCATGGGAAAAACTGGACGATTTTATATCATCCGTTATGTCAGCAATGTATAGCGGAGACACGATTGATGAATTTATCTACACAAAAAATTTAATTGACGCAGGCGTTACGAAAGATATGCTTGTCACGCAGACAATCGCAAATCCGACAACGTCAAAGGATAATGCTGAAAAATTTGTGATTGCCGTCAACACCACATCGGCGAAAATGTGCTACCCATCAACCAAATACAACCGCTATATCGAACAGGAAGGCGCAGAGGGAAAAGCGTACAAAACATGGAGCGACAAAGACAGACAGGTTATCATCATGCGCGCGGACGTTTTGCAGAGTATTAACGTCACTGTATTAGCGCAGGCGTTCAATATGTCACAGGCAGATTTTCGAAACTCCGTAGTAGAAATTGACGAGTTTGACAACCCAGCTATTCTTGCAGTGGTGTGTGACGAATCTCTTTTGCAGATTTATGATAATCTTTTTGAGGTGTCAGAACAGCAGAACGCACAGGGGCTTTTCTTTACTTACTTCTTGACGCATTTTGAAACACTCTCGTTGTCCATGCTGTCAAATGCCGTTGTCTTTTTGGATGAATCCTATGCGAAACATACCATCACGGCAACGGTAGAACCAGTAACAGAGGGTTACGGTTTGGAAGTGCAGAACACAGGATATACGGGTGAAACCGTTACATACAAAGTTACGGCAGTTGACCCAACCAAGGTTACAATTAGTTACACAGGTATTAGTGACGAACCGCCAAAAACCGTTGTAAACGGTGGACTGTATTCGTTCAAGATGGGAAATACTGACGCAACCATTAAAATGACAATTGCTAAATAATGTTTACATGAAACATTGAAAGGGGAAGAATTATGGCAGATTTTGAGCCGACAACTGATATAAAACTTCTAGCCGTTCCGCTTGCGAATGATGGTGAAAGTACCTTGACTTTTTCAAGCGAGTCGGCACAATCTGCCTACTTCTCATCAAAAGTAGTTGGAAGTTTTTCCAAGGGCGATTTTACATATCAACGAAAAGATAACACAATGCGTGTACCATGGAATGCAGAAAAGTTATTTAATGTGAATTACTGCATGTACAAAAATGCCAACTTTGGTGATAAGTGGTTTTACGCATTTATCAATCGTGTTGAGTATGTGGCACCGAACTGCACGAAATTGTATTTGCAAACTGATGTTTGGCAGACATGGCTTTTTGATATTACATACGGTCAATGTTTTGTAGAGCGTGAACATGTAAATAGTGATAAAATTGGAGAACATACGATTCCCGAAAGTGTTACACCGAGTGAATGGAATTTACAAATGATAGGGATTGACGAAAGTCCTTATCAAATTGGAGGTTATGTTGTTGGCACTCTTTATGATATTGATTCGACCGTAGGTAACCCCCAAAAAACAGGTGGTCAACAGGCGAACGGTGTATATTTTCCCTGCGATATTCTTGCTTTTCCGAATACGACAGAGGGCATTCTTGCAGTACAGGCAAGATTATCGGTTATCAACGATGAAATGAGCGGGGGAATTGTTTTTGTTAGTTGCATTCCAAAACTTGCCTTTGATAAACTAACAATTAAAGATAGCAGAGTTACAACACCCACGTATAGCACTTTTGATAACATAAAAATTCCCGTGAAACATACAAATGTTAGCGGTTATGTGCCGAAAAACAACAAATGCTTTACTTACCCCTACCATTACCTTGTTTGTAGCAATTCGGCGAATAGCGGTTCTGAATTGCGTTTTGAAAATTTTAAAGATATAAATGATATTACGTTTACGGCATACGCCCACATAGCAGAAAACAACTGTATACAGTTTGTGCCGATAAATTACGAAGTTGGAACTAGTACAGGGGATAACCCCGATTTTGGCTTTAACTCACAGACATATCCCGAATTACCGTACACGACAAATCAAAATGCTTACTATCGTCAACAAGAGATGAATTTGAGGAATCAAAACATGAACAGAATTATGTCACAAACACGTGGCACGGTTGGCAGTATCATGACAGGCGGAGCGTCCTTGTTAGGAATGTCTATGCAAGGCGAGGGAACAGGTTCGGACATTTCAAGTTATGGCGTGTCACAAGTTAGCGCTATTGATTCGCTTTATACAAATGTAAAAAGTGCAGAAATGGCGGAACAAAACCTTGAGAAAATGCACCAAATGACCGCCCCGAATGTCAGCGGAATAGGTGGCGCAAGTGATATATCTGTTCTCAACGGGAATATCGCCCCTAGGTTTTACATTAAAAACGCCAAGAAAGACCAAATAAAAGCAATCGACCAGTTTTTCAGTGCTTTTGGCTATCAAGTGAACCAGTTAAAAAAGCCAAACATCAAGGGTCGCCCAAATTGGAATTATGTGAGGTGTAGTCAAGCGAACGTATATGCAGACATTCCGCAAGAAGATTTATTGAAGATAAAACGTGACCTTGTAAACGGGATAACCTTTTGGCACAACCCTAGCACAATTTATGATTATTCGCAAGGAAATGAGGTGAGTTAGTTGAGCAGAAAGAAAGATAAAAACAAAGAACAGGCGTTGAAATGGCAAGTGATTTATTCGTTTTATTTTGCATGGTTGAAAAATATCGCAATGTCAATATTTGAATGGAAGCTACCCAATAGCATGGATGACCGCTTTTTGGAGTTGGCATTTTTTGAAGATGGACGTGCTTTGGCATATGTAAAAGACGGCGCGCTTATCAACACACGTGCAATCCCATCCAATAACATGGACATGTATAATTATTTTACTGGTTATACTGGCTATAACGTGGTTTTTTCTGACTATGTGGACGCAGATAAATGCGTGTATGGACTAAACAATCCCGTCACAATGCCAACTTTTGACGTTTGCGATATGTTTGCAACACGTCTACAAAAGTTGGAAATGGGGATATGGTCAAACGTGGACTTGCAAAAATTCCCGATTATGGTGTCCGCTCCCGAAAGCCAAAAGTTATCCGTCAAGAATTTGATGGAACAATTTGAAGGTGGTTTACCTTTTTTGTATACCTATAGAAATTTTGAGGACTTGAACCAAGTGAAATGTTTTGATATGAAAGTACCGCAGATTTTTGACAAATTGTACGAATTAAAGCAGAAAACATTGAATGAATTTCTTGAATTTTTAGGCGTTACAACACCGAAAGAAAAGAAAGAAAGGCTTTTGAGTGGAGAAATCATGGCGAACAATTCTAAAGTTGGAATCAGTGGAGCAAGTTTTTTGTGGCAAAGACAGGAATTTGCTAGGAAGATAAATGAAAAATTTAGTGCATACCTCACCGACCCGATTGAGGTGCGCGTGAGAGATTATAGTGAGATATTACATCTTGCAGAAAGTGAGGAAATGGATGGAACAGGTTTTGGATTGGATTCACAGGATATGTAACCCATTATCAGTAGTTGGCGGTTTTTTAGGAATTTTAGTCAACCGAATTTTTGGAAAGGTGGACAATTCTTTGATAATTCTTCTCATCCTTATGTCAATGGACATGATATGCGGGATTTTGGTTGAGGGAATTTATTTCAAAAAACTTTCTTCCAGTATTTGTTGGAAAGGGTTGATAAAAAAATGCGTGTCCATTATGCTTGTTGGACTTTCGTATCAAATTGACCGAATGACTGGACAAGAAAGTTTTCGAGGCTTTACCATTATTTTCTTTTCCGTCAATGAAAGTATTTCAATTTTGGAAATATGCGGGAAAATTATCCCGATACCGAAAAAATTAAAAAACTGCATATACCAGTTACGGAAAGGAGTAGAAGAAGATGAAAAAAATACTTGCAAATAGAAAAAGGTGGCACGGAAAAAGGAACAGAAAAATAGTTAAGGCAATTATTATTCATTACACAGGAAACAAGGGAGACACTGCAAAAAATAATTGCGATTATTTTAAAAAAGACCCAAAATACACCAAGAAACTAACCACAGGGGCGCATTTTTTTATTTCACCAAACGGAGAAACCATCAAATCAATTCCAATGAATAGAATTGCTTACGCCGTTGGTGGTGTTAGGCAGAGCGCAAAAGGTGGAAGATATTACAAACGTCTGACAAATGAAAACACTGTCAGCATTGAATTGTGCAACGCCGTAAACGGATATACGGACGCACAGGTGCGAGCCGTTCGGAAAACAATAAAATATATCCGTAGATATTGCAAAAATGCAAAAATCGTTTGTTATCATTTTGACGTAAATGGAAAGAACTGTCCACCGTGGGGCGGTAAACGGTTAGGAAAAGAATTTCTTGCAGAAATAGGAGAGTGATATTTATGGCTTTTGTAACTCCACAATTACGACGTGTGTTGGATATGGGGTATGATTTAGGGTTAAAGCATTACCCGATTTTTTCAGAATCACACCGACAAGAATTAAATGAAAAGATTGTAAATCATTTTCGGTATCGTGAAATTGGGTTTGAAACAATACATCAATTCATTTTTGCACTGAATCGGAAAATGTTTGAAATTATGCCGTTTTACAACCAGTTATACGAATCGGAAGAACTGGAAATATCCGCATTGACAAATTATAGTTATGATGAAATCAGCAAAAAGACAGGCAATGACCTTTTAGAAAAGACAGGCACAGACATAAACAAGCAAACAGGAGATAGCACACGAACAGACACAGGAACGCAGACAAACGAGCAGACAGGAGCAGACAAGCAGACATTTGAAGATGTAAAAAATAAAACTACATACGGGAGTAATGAAAACGAAAACACGACAACTACAAGTGGTGTAACACACGGACAAACAACCACCACACAGGGAACAGATTCGAGTAAAAAAGTTCATAGTGACACACCTCAAGGAATGTTATCCGCTAATTTTCCCGAATCGGCAAATTACGCAAGTGACGCGGATGTCTCAAAAAATACTAATTCTAGCACTGTAACGCAAGGTGGAACGGATTCTACTAGTGGAACGGTAAAGGGTACAAAAGGGAAAAGTGGTTCGGACGAATCTGTGCAGAGTGGTAGCATTGTAACCACACACGACACACAAGGAAAACTAACAAACGACTTGACAAGCAAGAACGAATTTAACGCAGACAATACAATCACGTATGGTAGTAACGCAAAGCAGAATTATGACAACCAGTTATCAACAAACAAGCAAGGTTACCAAGGAATTTCACCAAGTGAATTATTGCAGAAATACCGTGATACATTTTTAAATATTGATATGCTTGTCATATCCGAACTGGAAGAATTGTTTATCAGTATTTTCTAAAATGTTTCACGTGAAACATTAGAAAGGAGTGAAAAAATTGACTTTGATAAGACCAACACCGCCATTGTATAACTTGCCATCCTACTATAGCGAATGCGAATCATATGAGGAACAGTTACAATGGTTACTAAATCAGTTGCAGACATTACAAAAAGATGTTGACAATCTGAAAAAAGACACAAACGACTACACGGACGAACAAATTAAAAAACTGTTTGACTTGTTATCGCAGAGAATCGCCAACTTGACGGACTATGTAAACGGTGAAATTGCAGAATTGAAAACATATGTTGACAACGAAAACAAAAAACTTTCTGACAAAGTTGACGCGATGAAATTATATGTGGATGAAAAAACGGCAAATACAAAAAAATATGTAGATTCTGAAATCCTCAAAATACGTGCGTTATTGACAGAAGTTGAAAATCGACTACATCTTGAAATTGTAAACGGTGACGAAACAACCAAAGATTTTGCAAGAATTTATACCGAACAAGCAAGACTTGAATTACTCGAAAAAATCAATGCCTTGTCCGATAGGGTTGATAACATTGTCAAAGAGTTTCCACCAGTATATAACCCAACACAGGGCAAACAGACAGACGTACAAAAGGCAATCAACGACTTGTATTTATATTTAAGGGTTCACGGAATCACATGTTTTGCTTTCGATTCCATGCAAATTACCGTTGCGGAATTTGACGCTATGAAAATTTTAGTGCGAAATTTTGATATTCGTGGCGCTGAAATTTTTGAAATATGGGAAAAAGAAACGGCGTTTAGTCCATGGACAGGCGAAAAAATAACATTAAAAGAATTGTGTTATCAAATTGCTGAAAAAATCAACATGAACCACAAGACGGCAAGCGAGTATGACAAGCGAGCAATTACGGCAAGTGAGTATGATGGGGCAGAAACAACTGCGTATGATTATGATTGGACAAAAAGAATATTGCCGATTGATGTTATCCCGATAGATATGTTGGATAAATTCTTGCATACATCTGAATTGATTTACAACACTGATATTGTAAGCGACACAGGTACTACAATTGACATTACAACGGATAAAGATTTTGAAAAGTTTTTACTTGCCTATAGTGATAAAAATGCAAATTTATGCTATTTATTATGTGGTGCTACTAGCGGAAAGTTGTCATTTACTGACACCACTGACAACACACTGACGCAAGTTTCAAGAAATTTTTCCATAGTAAAAACGGAAACAGGCTATCAGATTGCTACACAAAACTGCACGGTATTTAATGCCGACACAAAAGAAACAACATTTGCGCCTAACTTTTTGATTATCAAAAAATTATACGGTGTCAAAAGTTACAATAATTTAACAGAAATCGGAAAGGAGAATTGATATTATGCATTACACACCTAACTACAAATTACCTTACTACGAGCCAAATGATATTGCAAATTATTTAGACACATACAACAATACCATTATTGCAGTGGATAAGGCTATCCATGACGCACAGACAAAAGCAGAAAGCGGAGAATTGCACGGCGAAGAACTTGACAAAGAAATCAAAAGCCTAACCTCGAGGGTTTCGGCGCTTGAAACATCTTTATCAAGTACTATTGAAAATCTTTCCACCCTTACAACAACTGTGAGCGGACACACGGAAGAAATTGCAAAAGTAAAAGAGGATTTACTTGCACAGAATACGACAGTTAAAACATTGTCAAATAACCTTGCGGATTTAGGTACACGATTTACAATGTTCGCCACAGAACAGGAAAATTTTAATTCTGAAATTTCGGCAAGGGTTGGCAACCGATTTTTCAAGGCGCATAAATATGACGTTCCATCAGATTCGTCAAGTGGACAATTTACAACCAAGTTTACAATTGACACTAAACTCGCAAATGATGAAAATTTCACAAAATCCCACGTCATGCTTAACTTTATGCAAACAATGGCAGACCAAAAGAAAGCGAGTGCAATTATAAATTGTGACTTTTCTACAACAGAAAAAAGTTTTAATTTTACTGCGGACAGTATACGTTATAATGTGTGTTTTAATTTCAACGCTAGCACTGGAATTATTAAAATTTCAATCACTGGCATAAAACAGGAAGCTGCTGGCGTTTTATATGCGAATGCCGTTGTTTATACAGATTAGAAAGGAGATTTAAACATGAATTACACAGCAAATTATAAAATCCCTCTTTATGAGGGCAATGACCCAACGTCATATCTTACTACATACAATGATACAATGGAATTGATTGACACATCATTACACGCATTAGCGTTAAAAGTGGCAAGCGGAGAAATAAATGACCGTCAATTTACTGCTGAAATTTCTTCTATTAAGGGCAGACTTGACACTGCAGAAAGTGCGATTGAAACAATTAAAACAGAACTTGCAAATACTAACGGAAAAGTTTCAAAAAATTCGGAAGATATTTCTACTTTACAATCGCAGTTAGTGGAACAGGGAACGTCAATTAAGAATTTGATTGCTAGGGTTTCAGCTCTTGAGGCATCTTTTGAAAGTTTCAAAACAGAACAGGAACAGAAAAACAATTCCTATGAGGATTCGTTAAGCGGATTGTCAACCCGAATTGACAACAATGCTAAAAAACAGGAGTTGAAAAATGCGGAGTTTACATCTGAGATTAAACAGAATACGACTAATATAGCAAAAAATACTGAAAGCATTGAGGGATTAAAACGTAGCACAAATATTTTAGTAAATTTCAAAAATGTTAGTGGGGCAAAGGATGGAAACGACATACAGATAGATTTGCAAACAAATAGAGAAAACGCAGAAATTGAATTGAATAAATGGCAAAATGCACAGGCTTGCGCAATCATTACATTGAGAACAGAAGAAACAAATGATGTAAACGGCGTATGTTCACCAGTTTTCTCAAGAAATCTCGGAGCAACAAATACAGAAGAATTCATATTTGTTGACACAAACAATGATGCCTATACATTAAATACAACCTTAATTTTTGATGATACGACACAAAATGCAACTATAATTTGCAACCTCACGGGTCCCGATTCTATGACAACGGCTATATTTTCAATTGCGTTGTTCTTAATTGTTTAATTGTAATATTAAACCGCCTTACTTTATTAAGTAGGGCGGTTTTGTTTATTTTTTATTTCTTTTGCAAAATTCATCAAACATTTCTTGAAATTGTTTTCCCATTGTTTTAATAAATCCGCACATTAGAACATTTTCATTGTTTAGTCGTTCATTTTCAATTGCAAATTTACGCAAATCTTCTTGCATTTCTCTATCAATGCGTATCCGCATTAAATTCACAACGCACCCCTTTGGTTCAATCCATTCTTCCAATATCATTTCGCCATCAAAATAAATTTGTTGCCACATTTTGACACAATACTTGAAACCATAGTCAACAAATACGCACATATAAAATGTCAAGGCGTCTTCAATATTATCAAATTCTTTTGTCGTACAAAAATCCTTCCATTCTCTTTGACCGTTAGGCATTGTATTATAATTTTCAGATGCATGACAAAATTTATTCCATGTATTATCGTTCCCGATATACTCAATAACATATTTTGTTTCTGTTTTTTCGGGTTCTTTTGCATATCCAATAAAATTTTTATACATATTATTTCACCTCACTTTCTATTGCATGCAATTCATGACAACCGTCAAAAAATACTTCTTCATTTCCCCAAACATTAACTTTTACTTTTTTCACTGTTCCTAATTTTTCATTTACTCTATTAGGATGATGAATGAATCCAATTTTTATCATTTTATCGCTTCTTGTCATGATTTCATATGTTCCGCTGTTATCTGTATATCTTTTGCCAACTTCAAACCTTTTTACTGTTTTATTTCTCATTATTGCTTTCCTCTCTTTCCTTTTCAATTCTTTCAGCAGTTTCTTTTGTGCCGTCACCAATTAACCTATCTTCTGTCTGATAATACCATCCGTAAATATACTCATTATCAACATATACTACCATAATAGCACCGCCTTTCTTTATTTGATATATTTATTCTACCACCGATTCGCAATAAATGCAATTGACATAGTGTACAAAATGTAACG